ATGCTCGGGGAGAGGTTCTGCATCACGCAAATCGACGATGCGCACAGCGACAAAAGGACTTATCTGTCGTTCTGAGGAGAGCCGCCCATGACCGTCAACGACTGGAAGGGGCCATACCTCTGGAGCAAGCGCGCCCACGGCCGCCGCATGCAGACACTAACAATCTACGTGGAGCGCTTCTGCCGCACCTACGGGGCCGCCCAGCTTGAGGGCTTTCCCCGCGCCCTGGCCCGGGAGTATGTCGACTCCCTCTACGCCTCGGGCCTCAAGACCAACAGCATCCGGACCGCCCTCGGAATCATCGGCGCCTTTTTCGCCGCCGCCGTGTCGATGGCCTCCAGCCACTTGGCCACATCCTGCTCCGTGTCCTTGTCGAAACGACATATCTTCATCTTGCCGTCTCGCAGGGCCACGGCTGCTCCACTCTTGCCTGGATCAATGCCGATACAGATCATTTCTTCGCCCTACTTTCATCTATCAATTGAAACACATATCTTGTCAACTTCTCTGCTTTTGTACGGTCCTTTCCTACAACAGCCTGCAACTCTCTCCACGCCATCTCTTTGGCGGGCTTGTCCCCATGAAACCAACGATTGAACCAACCACGCAGTGTCTTGCAATCAGCCATAATTTCACCTCCCATACCGCTTCTGCTGAGCCCGGTATTCCTGCTCCTCGTTCCACCGCCGCATCTGCTCCAGATCACGGGCTTGTTTGTCCTCATCTTCCGCTTTCAGCACCTCGAAATGCACCCGCTTCTGCATCTGCTCGAAGCTCTCGCCAGGATGACTACTGGGACAACCGCCCACAAAGACCCATCCAACGAACAAGAGAATCCCAAGCGCAAAGACCCCAAAGCAACCAGGATTAGACTGATTGTTACTCATAAATCACCTCCTAAGACTTTCTGACCCCAACGGGTCTGTCCCTCATCGACCTGAACCCCAAATCCCCCATCACTTTCTTCCAACGCTCTTCCGTCAGTTCGTCATCTTGCAACTTGAACCGCCGGGTGCCGGGGAACGGCAGCCTGACTAACAGTTGATTCCTCTTCACCACGTCCCACCCGGCCTTGATTGAATCCATCGTCTTTCCGCGTTTCATTTCAGCACGTAGAAATTGAACAGCCTTCTTCACCCCTACCCCGGCAATCCCAGGCACCTCGTCCGACGGGCAACCCGCGATGGCCTTCACCTTCCACCACTGCCACGGCTCGATACCGTGCTCCCGGTGGAACCACTCAGCGGTGACGGACTTGCTCGTGGCCGGGTTCCACATGCTCACCTGCCCGCTGAGCAGTTGATAGAGGTCGTTGTCAGTGCTAATGATGATCGCCTCTTCCCCGGCGGGCAGGTCTTGGCACACCGATGCGATCACGTCGTCGGCCTCGTAGTCGTCCTGCCAAAACACGTTGCGGAATCCCATGCGGGGCAGGTAGTCCGTCCGCAGCCGATAGAGTTGCTGCCTCATGATGCGGCGGGCCTCCTGCTGCTCCTCATCCTGCTCCCAACGATGCTTGTGGCGGCTGATTTTGTAGTCGGGAAATAGGGCGGTGCGGACCCCGTGGCCGCGATCAAAGCACCAGGCAATCCTATCGGTGGCAAAGAGGTCCTGAAGGTTCAGCACGGTGCGGAACATGCCGTAGACTGCCCCGGTTGCCACGCCCTGATAGGACAAATCGCCCAGGGAGTACATCGACCTCCAGGCGAGGCATGAGGCGTCGATAAGCAGCCAGGGCTTATTCATCGAACACCTCCGGCAATTGAAGGGCAAGATAATCCCGCAGCGGAACCATCACCTCTCTCATCTGTGGGTGGGCTGCCTCAGCGCACCGCAGCTTGAAAACGTGACGCCATTCACGGAGGTTGGCGGTCATCACGATCTCTGTCTTCAAGGAGTTTGGCAGGACGGAGCGGGCCTGCTGTGGGGTCCACTTCGCCTCCAGAAGATGCTTGTACCACGCCTCCGCATTGAGCATGGCAACAAACCACTGTAGATCAGCATAGGGCAGTTGATTCATGGTGTACGTCTCATCGTGGTACTCCCCAGGTTCAACCCCCACCCACGGCGGTATGATGAACGCCACCCCACCACCGTAGTTGCAGTAGCGGGTACTCTCCTGGGAATATGCCGCCAAACGGTGCCTGACCAATTCATGGGACACCCCACGATCAACCACAAACCGCACCGTCAACCCGACGTGCTCAATCACGGACTCATGCCCCCGTTTGATGATTTTCCTGACAAACGCGGAGACGTCCTGGGGCTCTGACTTGTAACAAGTCGCTCCCGCCTTCATGATGGCAGTCAACTTGCCAGTGAAGTCCGTCGTCCCCTCCAAAACCCAACTCGGCTTGACCAGTATCACTTTCACCACTCCCCGTTCAAAGCCCCCAGCAACGCCGTGGGCACGTTCCTACGCTAGCCCTAGTAAACTACACCCCCAGATACCACGACCCCACCAAACGGCACGCCTGGCCCCTCAAACGGCGTTGTAGCGGTTCTTCCTAGGCACGCGGCACGCCTGCTCGATCTCCTCCCACGTCTCGGCCACCAAGGACCGCAAATCCTCCCCCAAATCCTGCTCCTCGATCCGTCGTATCAAGGGCTCCCTCCTCTGTTCCCAAGTCGGCCCCAGCCCCGTGACCGTGATGACGCCCTCCCGCGTCCGCTCCCATATACCCTCGTCCACCAAATAGTCCACACAACCACCGACGTCATCGACGCCGCACGAGTGATATATCGGGATCACCACGGAGCGGTCCCGCCCCGTGATCCGATTCTTCTTGACCCGCACCTTGGAAATGATGCCCAACTCCCGCTTCTTCCCCTTCACCATCCGGTCCAGCTTACCAGCCACACTGCTCCACAATTGCAGCGAGGCATAGAACAGCAGGGCACGACCACCTGAGTAGGTCGATTTCTGGAACATGTCGAAGCTGTCCCGTGTCTGGTTCAGAATCAGCAGAATGCTGCCGCTGTCCGCCAACGGACGCAGCACCCGCCGCAGGTTGGCCGAGTGGACCTTGGCCTTGGCGTCACCGTAGCTGCCGGCCTCGTCGTCCCGCTGCCCCCGTGCCGCCTTCTTCAGCTTGCCGAACTTTTTGATCTCCTCTTCACTGCTCAACGAGTCCTGACTGTCCAGCACGTAGATGAATGGCCGCCCCACCCGGAACGCATCGTCCAGGTGATAGTAGAACTGCTGGGCGGTCTGGCTATAGACAGGGGCACCGTGCTTGTCGCGTGCAGGTGGCTCCACCCGGTCGGCCACCCGTTGGCCAAAGAAGCGAGCAAAGTCCATCAACGCCCCACCCTCCACCTCATCATGGATTAGCCGGTAGTCGTCGAAGGCGGGGTTGATCGTCGCCTCGGCAAACGAGGTCAATGACAAGAACGTCTTGCCGCTGGTGGTGTCCCCCACGAAGAAGAAGTAGCCCCCTTTGAAGAACCCGCCGTCGGGCCTCCCCGAGCAGGCCAGGTTCAGCAAGGTGCTGCCGGTGGAGAGCCAGCAGTCGTCACCCATCTTCTGCTGGATCGGCTTCTTCCTCAATCCCGCCTTGACATTCTCCGCCTCTTCTTTGGTCTTCATATTGCGTGCTCCCCGCAACCCTTCCCGCCTCGTCGTACTCCACCAACTCGCAAGACTGCCCCAAACCCTCGATCAGCACCGAACAGAAGCAATGGGAGAACTCCAGAGCAGCTTCTCGGTCCTCAAAGAACGTATCCTCCCCTGGCAGGTCGGGACTCACCATCCCCCATGTTCCATCCACGCATCGCACTTCAATCTTCATGGCAATAAGGGGAGGGGTGTGCCGCAGCAGTTTTCACCACCAACGGCACACCCCGTTCTCCACCCTCCCATCGAGCAAACGCCTAACATCAAAGATCAGTCCCAATCGTCCTCATCGGCCTTGGCCTTGCCCTTCGACTTCTTCGGGGCGGGCTCATCCTCGTCTTCCTCAACCTCCTTCTTGGCCTTCTTCTTCGGGGCGGGCTCGTCGTCCCAATCGTCGTCTTCCTCTTCCGCCTTCTTCCCCTTGTCCTTGGCCTTGTCCTTGGCCTTCGGGGCGGGCTCGTCGTCCCAGTCATCCTCTTCCTCGGCGGGTGGCTTGGACTTGCCCTTCGGCTTGGCTGCCTTGGGCTCGTCCTTGTCGTCCCAGTCGTCATCCGCGGGGGGCTTGACCGTCTCCTTGGGCTTGGCCTTTGCGGGCTCCTCCGTGGCGAGCGGGCGCACCTCGGACGGCTCGACGGCCTTGTGTATATCACCGTCGCTGTCCTCCAGGGTCAAGGACGTGCCGTCACTGCTGATCCGCACGATCTCGCACTCGCCGAACTGACGGTGACGGACCATCTGGCCCTCCTCCAACCCCTTCACCAAAGCCTTCCGGTCCCGTGGGGGCTTGTCGTCATCATCCTTCGCCTTGGCAGCCTTGGTCGACCCCTTCTTGGGTGGCTTCTGTTCGTCCTCGTCGTCCTCGCTGCCCGCGTCGGTCTGGAGAAAGACGGCCTTGAGCTTGTCGTAGTCCGGGATGATCAGCAACTTGTCCAGCGGATGGGCCTTGTCGATCACGTCTTCGTCGTACTGCTCCCGCCGCCGCTTGAACCCGATGGTCTCGACTTCGTAGAACGTGTTGCCGGCGAACGACTTCTCCGCCACCCCGAGCTTCAGTGTCATGCCCTCCATCGGGTCGGCGTAGAATTCATACTCGTCCCCCTCGTCCGCGTTGCGGATTTCGGCGTCGAGCAGCTTGCCGAACAGGTGGAACGAGACGTCCCAAAGTTGCACGCCCTTCTCCGGCTCCTCTGCGTCGATCACGTTCCAGAGTTGCCGTTCCTTGGGGGCCAAGTCCTTGATCAGGTCCTCGGCGGCATCCGGGTCCCGTTGGAGCTTGCTGCGGTACTCACAGATTGGGCAGGGCTTCTTAGCCGTCTTGGCCGGACAGACGAACGTGTCGTTGTTAGCCCCAATGCCCCGGTGAGTCCAATAGGTTCGCTCGGGTGACAGTTCGCCGGCCTCCACGCAGGGATTGCCGCCCGTCACACGGTAGGGGATGACGTCGATCCGGCGGGTGGTGGCCCGGTCCAGTTTGAACACCGGCACGTCGGCACCGATGTTCAGCGACGTCCTCTCATACCCCGTCTTGTGCGTCTCCGCCCGCTGCCGGGCCGAGACCCTTTTTCGTTCCCGTTCTCTTTGGCTTACGGCCATGACTCGATCTCCTTGGTTTCAGAAAACTGTCGTAGAACACCTGCTGGCCCCGCAGCATCGCCACGGTGCCGAGTTTGACGCAAACGTATACCAGCACTGGTAGCACAAAAATCGCCGCCAATATGCCCAGGAAGAAGCATAAATCATTCATCGTTGCCTCGCCGTCGCCCCCTGTTCCTCACCAGCCGTTTCTCCATCTCCCTCATGTCCTCCTCCGCCCCTTGGGGTGCCCGAGGGCTACTGTAGTAGTTGGCCAGCCGCAGTTGCACCAGCCCCTCCAACGCACGCTTGCGGTGGTCTAGGGCAGCCACCGCCGCCTGGAGGATGTCAACCGTGTGGCGGGCGTCCAGATCAGCTTGCCGCACCCTGCCGTACTCTGCTTGGGCCAGCACCGTGCTGGCCACGGCGGATTCCGTGACCTTCTGGAGGTCGAACTTCTCGGGGTTGGTGCGGATGGCCAACTCCAACTCCGCCTTGGTCAGCTCTACCTCAGTCTTGGCCTGGTCGGCGTCCCGCTTGGCGTCCGCCAGCTTGGCCGCGTAGCGGAAGTAGAGGCGGGGTTGAAACGTCCACTCTTTGTCGAGTGCGTTTTCGTCGATGGTGATGTCGAGTTCGATTTCTTTTTGGTCTTTCATCAGTCGTTCTCCTGTACACCCTATTATACGTCGCTACGTGGGCACCAAAACGCCATAGCAGGCAGCCACCAACCCGGCTCGCTTGGAGTCGAAGAAGTTGTACTGGAATCCGAGCACAATTTGGTACGCCCGCTCCGCCGCCTTCCCACCACCGAGCATCACCGATTGTGCATACCCGAGCACCATATAGCGCAACCCCTCGGCGTCCTCGTCGATCTCTTTCAGCACAGCGGCCATCTCGGGCCACTTCGTCCGGGGATCCATCAACAGGCGGGCTATCTTGATCGCGTTGGGGGACGCCTCTGCCACCCCAGCGGCCCCCAGTTGATCCTCCTCCATCTCTAGTCCCATCACTTGATTCAGGATCACCAGTGCCTTGCGGGGGCTGCCCTCCGCCGATTGGACGATTTTGTCCACCACGTCCTTCGACAGCTTGGTCCCCTCCTTACCCATCACGTCCTTGAGCAAGCTGTTCATCATCACCCGGTCCAGCGACTTCAGCACGATCTCCGTGGCACGTGTGCGAATGGTGGGGATGAGCTTCTGGGGGTCGGTCGTAGCGAGAATGAAGTATGCGTGACTGGGCGTGTCCTCCAGCATTTTCAGCAGGGCCGTCTGCGCGTCACCCGTCAGCTTGTGGCAATTATGAACTACAACCCCATTAGCAAAATAAGATGGATGGTCCTGTACCTGGAGATCGTAGAACGTCACATACCCCCGCAGACGGTCTTGATCTCGGACAACACCCGCGAAAGATGCTTCATTACATCCTCGTTGGTAAACCTCAACACGATCCACCCTAAGCGGCTGAGCAACTCCATCTTCTTCACATCGAGTAACGAAGCGTCCTTCAACCGATGCCCCGAACCATCCACCTCGATGCCCACCTTCATCTCCCAGTGACCAATGTCCACCTTGTAATTGCTCGGGTAGCCAAATTCCCCTGGAGCGTAGCCGGTCGGCACAGCGACTTCCAACTCCCAATCGTCGGGTAGTGACTTCCAAAGGGTCAATTGTGGGGTGGTGTACTTGCCATTCCCACCTCGAGTACCCTTCCAAACGTGCAAAGTCCCGTTCCTCTCTTTGGTAGCCCTGCACTTCTCTATAGCCCCCAGGGAAGCAGATTTGCCCCGTGACGTGAGTCCCCTTGCCCGTGCAGTAATCTGACCAGCGATGGTCTTGTAAAACTTCGTGTTGGACCCACTGATTTTCTTCCAGACCTTCTCGTTGTGGATCTTTGCCTTGTACTCCGGCTTGGTCATGTCGTACTTCTTGGCACAGGAATGGTTGCAACACCTCTTCGTGCTGCTCGTCCTGACCTGAAATGGAGTCCCGCAAAACAGGCAACGACGCACCTCGGACTGACCGTTCCCCAATGACTTCTGACGTAGCTTCTGACCACAACTCTTGTTGCAGCATCTTTGCTTGGGACTGTTTGGTTTGAACCCCACACCACACCACTCGCAGGTCTTCATTTTTAGTCCCCCTTGTCAGGTTTCCCATAGTATAACCTAACTGACTAAAAACGTAAAGACCAGAAAGGTTCCTAGCTGGGGTCCATCCACTCTGAGTCAGAAACAGGTGATCTGTTGTCGTGTAAATCTCTCGTCCATCAAAGAACTGTAGACGTACCAAACGATCCAGGGAAACCCTGTTTGCAAACAGATGGAGGACTGGGGAGTACCCAGTAATACACCTCACTTGATCACCAGGAATCACCTTCTCAATAGGAACTGGCCCCCCAACCGTCTCCACCGAAGTGCCCGCAGCAAAACATTCGTCTAGCAACCAAATTCGGCAGTCCCCACCCATCGGAGACAGACCCATGCGAGACCGTATCTCCCGGATCGTGTCGATGCCCCGGGCGTCCCCGGCACAGTTCAGTTCCGCGAAGTCAGAGTCGGAGCACCGCAGCTTAGTCTTGAGGATGCGGGCTATGGTCGTTTTGCCGCAACCAGACGGCCCGGAGAGGAGCAAGCAGTGGGGTATAGCGTTCCGGCGTCCGAGATCTTGGAGCAGGGCAACGGCGGCCTTCTGCCCGTACAACTCTGACAATCGCATAGGTCGGTGTTTTTTATAGAGTTCTTGTTCAACCACTTTCTTCCTCCCCCTCTGAAATAAATGCATCTGCCATCAATTCGAACTTCGCAGTCTCCAAGATGCCCAGCCACTCAATGGCAGAATCTCCTGCCGTGACGATGATTTCCAACACCATCCATTTTGCCGCTTCCACCCTCTCCTCTGCCGGCAACCGCTTTATCAACTGCCGGCACAGCATGGCCTCTTTCTCGACCTCTTGCCAGATGGCACTAGTTTGTTTCACAAGTCGAATCCCTTGTTCTCTTGACGATTGTTCAAGGATTCCAGGTTCTTGGTGGCCAATTCAAAGTAACTTTGCTTCAACTCCCCCCCCCCCCCAAGTCGTCCATTTTTCACCGCCACATACACCTCGCTGCCGATTCCCATGAACGGCGTCAGCACCGTGTCCCCCTCTGCCGACCACAGTGCCATGCACCGCTCAATCACATCCAACTGCAACGGACAGATGTGTTTTTCATCCTCGTCATCCCGCCCCTCTCTATAGGGCAGTGTGTAAGTCCCGCGAATGTCAAACCAAACTGGACTGGCATATTGTTGCCAAATCCACTGAGACCGCTTGTTGAGATTCTGGCCCCCCTTCCACCCCCGCCACTTGTCGAACTCTCGTGGCACTACCCTACTCCCACAATACTCCGTTAGTCCGTCTGGGTGGGCTATTGGTTTTGGGTTCTCTCCGGGCTTTCGGAAGGCTATGACATAATCCGGCAATCCCGCCCGGCACATTGCCGAATCCTTGACAATTTGCTTGTGAGCTAATCCAATAGCTTTCGTCCTGGTCGCCGCCAGCAACGGGTCTTTCCAAATCGTGACGCGGGGGCAGTGGTAAATAAACCCAAAACGCTCAAAGCATCTCACTATCCTCCCTGGAAAATCCCAGATGCCAATCTCTTCCCCGTTCTGTTTGAATGTTGGGAGTTCGCAACAATGCACGGCCACCACCCGCCCCGGCATCATCACCCGTTCCAACTGCTCGACTAAATAAGAAAAGTGCTCGAAGAATTGCTTGCGATCAGAGGAGTTGGACATATCCTCCGTCTCATCCGTGTATTTATACAAATCGCAAAACGGGGGGCTGAACACAGAAAACCCCACGGAATCACTGGGCAGTCCCGGCAACACCTCGCAACTATCCCCGTTGTAGATGGCATACTTGTCCGTGATGATTTGATTCTTCACCTTAGCCATTCCGGCACCCCCATTTCCCTAACCGCCTTGTGATTCCCGCCTTCCGCATGACGTTGAAACTCCCCCATCTCTCTTACTATACCGTCATACATCTCCGCGGCCTGCTTTTCCTTCCTCTTCATGTTAGACAACACCAACGATTCCGCCTCACTGGTCACTATGTTGACCGTAACAGTCTTTGTCTGCCCAAAACGATAGCAACGACGAACTGCCTGATACCACTGTTCCCATGAGTGGGAAGGGAAAAAAGATACATCAGAGCAGTGCTGCCAATTCAACCCAAACCCGGCTATCCGGGGCTTGCTCACCAGCACCCGAATCTCCCCACGACTAAATCGGTCCAGTCGATCCTCCTTCACTTGATCATCGTCGCAACCCGCCACCTGGACCGCATCGGGTAACAATTCCTCCAACAAATCCCCTTCGGCATTCAAATGACACCACGCTATAAACGGGCGGTCACTGGGGGCCAACAAGGCCACCTGTTCGCATCTCTGGTGTATCGTATTCCGTCGCTCTTGTCGCTGTTCCCCCAATGTCCTGGCCAACATCGGCAGAAAACCCACTGCGGGGGGAGGGCTTGGCACCGTGTATTGCTCCATCTTCAGTGGGGGCAGGATGAATCCATCGTCTTCGTAGCCCAAGTCGGACGGCTTCCTCACCGCCCTCGCCCAGGTGCTCACCCAATGCCAAAACTTCTTCTTAGCGTGACCCCGCAGTCGCCATTGGCTTGATGTCTCCCCATCATTCACAAAATACATAGCCAACATCTGCTGATATTTCATCACCCGCAAGACCTCGGCACTGTTACCCAATTCCATGAAATCGTTGGGAGCGGGGGTGGCCGTGGCCAACAACAGATAGGGGAGTTTGGCTGCAAACTCAGAGACATCCCGCCTTGTCTGAGCGTCGTGGTGCTTCAATATGCTACTCTCGTCACAAACCAACCCCACAAAATCTCCCGGACAAAAGTGATGCAAACGCTCATAGTTGACCACATTGATCCCATTCCGCACCGTGCCATCCCCAGCATGATGAACGGGTATCTCAAACTTCTTTCCCTCCCGCACAAACTGATGAGAGACTGCCAATGGAGCCAATATCAACACGTTCCCACGGGTCTTCAGCACTACATTCTTCGCCCACACCAATTCCTGTGGGGTCTTTCCCATCCCACAATCTTCCGCCAACAACACTCGTCCAGTTCTGATTGACCAATCCGTGAGTTCCGATTGGAAACCAAACAACCAATCAGGCATCCACAGAGGCTTGAACCCATGCAATTCATCATGAATTTGCTTTGTTGCCAAAAATGCACCATAGACCCCGCTCATACTTTTTCTTTCTCCCACCAATTCAGCTCCCCCACCTCCGCCTCCGTCTCAAGTGGGATGATGATCCAAGGCCACGCCTTCCTCACATCCTCAGTCATTATACGTTTTGCCGCCGCCAGGTACTCGTCCAGCTCATCGTGGTGAACGTCGGCCACTATCGAATCGTGAATCTGCCCCACCACCACCGACCGCATCTTGTGCTTCTTCAACCACTTCACCAACCGGATGAGACTCCACAACAATACATGGAACGCGGCACCTTGGACCGGGTAGTTGATCACGTCGTTCCGCTTGTGAACGCCATCCACCCGGAAACCCGTCAACATCTGGAATCCGCCCGTCCGTTGATACTCCCGAAACCAATCCAACTTCCACTGGGCGTAGACCTTGAACCGACGACCCCAGAAGTCTTGATCGACCTCCTGAACGTGCTCGGTGAACTCCTCCAGGTCCCGTATGCCCTGCCCCCGCAACCACTTCTTCAACGGCACACCGTCGGCAGTCACCAGGCCATCCTTCTCGATGGCCCCCCACAGCCCTGGGGCGGTTTGCTTGTAGTAGCTGCCGTAGAACGAGGCGAACACGAACTGCCCTTTGGCGGCGAACCGCGTTTGCTTGGTCACCTGATCCTGGGGCAGCTTGTATATTTGCATCGCCATGTCGCGGTGCATGTCCTTGCTGGAGTCTTCGATATACTCCAGCATCGTCGGGTCTTTATGGTAGCACGCGGCGATCCGCACCTCTAGGGCGCTGTAGTCAATCTCCACTAGCACGTGACCGTCGCGGGGGATGAAGCAACTGCGGATGGGCTTGCCCATCTCCGGGTCGCGCACCGGCTGGTTCTGAATGTTCGGGTTGTCAGATGAGCCTCGGTAGCTGCGGACCAAGTGCAAATTGAAGACGGAATGGATGAACCCGTTCACCACCTCCCGCTTCACACCGTTCAGGTAGGTGGACCGCAGCTTCTTCAGTTTCTCCACCTTCAGGAACAGCTTGACGAACGGCAGGTCTATCCGGGCCAGGGCCTCTTCGTCCACCTGGGCACGCCCCGTGCGGGTGATGGCGCTGGCCTTGTGCCCCATCTCCTGGAACAGCACCGCCCCCAGTTGAGGGCGGCTGCCGAGTGACGCCCGTTCGCCAAACCGGCGACGCCACAGCTTCCACACGTCGTCAACCTTCAGTCGCTCCGTCAACACCTTGATCTTCCCGTCGGCCTTCACGATGGTCCAGTCCAGCCGGTCCACGTCCACCCGCATCCCGGCAGCCTCCACCTCGGCGAGGGCCAGGGAGCCGTCGTGCAGCAGGCGGTAGGCGTCGGCGGTGGTTGGTTGAGACTTCACTATTTCACCCCCAGCAATTCCCGCTGCTTCACGGCCAGCTTCCAAGTGGTTAGGGCATCCAGGCCGTTGTACCGCAGCAGACTCCCTAGATCGACCTCTTTTATGCGGTTGGGGGCATTCGACCGCTCCGACTTAAAATACGGGGCAATCTCATCCCCCCACGGTTTCTGTCCCAACTGGACGAACGCCTGAAAATCCAGTGACGTGACGCCGGGCCGGTGGTCCAAGACGTGAGCGGCCAGCATCGTGTCCCACCCCCAATTCCTCACGTTGCGGCCCAGCAAAGCCCGCGTCCACCGCTGCTCGAACTTGATGTTCGCTCCCCACTTCTCAATCGTCGGGTCCAGCAGCAGTTCAACCATCGCCACCACGGCGTCACCATGCCAGGGGAAAGCAATCGTCCGCTTCCCCTCCCAACACACGGCGCAGCTTATTATACGGGCGTCGGTGCCGTCGGGTTTCAGCATGTTGGTCTCGTAATCGAAGGCCGCCCTGCTACCCGACTTGATCTTGCGCAACCACGAGGCGGCCCGGTCCGGCTCGTAGATCACCTCAACCCGCTTGGCATAATCCGGCACCCCATCAGGCCACGGACAGCCCTTCAACTGAACATGAAATGCAGCCTCCAAATGCCTGGCGAACAGCAACTCCACCACCGGCTCCTTGGATGATCGCAGAACATAGGACGGATGGTAGGTGGGGCATATCCAGGTATTTAGTTCCTGACTCGGTATCTGCCACCCCACCCAGCGGCCGATGCCGCCGGGGTCTTCCCCACGCCGCCACAAGGGGCTGATCACGGACTTGACGGCCACGGCACCCAACAGAATGATGCAGTGAGGCTTCAGTTCCTCGATGGTTCTAATGATGTTGGGCCGGCAGCACTCCACCTGCTCGTCAGTTGGCGTGTCGGGGGGTCGGCAGATTACGGCGTTTGTCTTCCAACAGTGCTTGTCAAGGTCGATGTCAAACTGTCTCAGCACTTGACGCAGCTTCTGCCCGCTCTTACCAACCAGTTGCACCCCTTTGTCGTCCTCAGTCTCTCCGGGGGCCTCAGCCACGACTAACACACCATATTTCCCTTGTCCTGTCACGGGCATCTTGGGGGAGTTGCACGTTCGGTGGAGCCCGCACGTGCTACAACGGGGCGTGGTAGAGGGGGGCGGGGGCCGCGTCCCCACGGCGGCGGCTGGGAAGAATCCGCTAGGCATTTTGCAATCCCGGTTTACGAAACACCAAGACGGATTCCTGTCTTGGGGCAGCTTCTTTATCACCACCCTTGCCCAAAAACCGTCTTAGTTGGTAGTGTTGATTCTCCACAAACTCCAACCCAGCAAGTTGTCCCGCCTTAGTCGTCCACTTTACCAAAGGAACAACTTCGCCCCCCACCCGCACGTCTGCCACATTCAAGCAAGAGGAGCAGCCAGGCTTCA